GAGATCTCAATGACAATTGCTTACGATTGGGCTGAGTGTGAGATCTTGGCAGGTAACAGAGGTGCTACTGCTAGATCTTACATTCAATAAGGTGATGGATGGCTTTCTGGAAAGAAAATACAACTGAACCCAAAAGACAGTTTCGATTTAAGATTGATGGCAATGAAATTTGGTGGTGGGCTAAGTCTATTGACAAGCCCACTGTCGAAGTTTCTAGCAACTCCTATCAGCTAATCAATCACAAGTTTAACTTTCCTGGGGTTGTAACCTGGCAACCCATTACAATCACTGTCGTTGATGACTCGGTAAGAACTGGGGAGATTTACAAGTACTTAACAAACTCTGGTTACAATAATCCCGGCTTTGGTGGCGAAGCTGTTCCTAGCGTAGACGGTATTAAGAAAGAAGGATTTAACGGTAATGATAACATTATCTTTTATCAACTTGGTGCTGATGGCGGGGCATTAGAAGTTTGGACTTTACACAACAGCATGATAACAAATATTGACTTTGGGAAACTAGACTATTCATCAGATGAACTAGTTCAACTAACAATACAAATCACATACGACTTTGCGCAGCTGACAAGCAATTCTCCTGAAGATGCATCTGCTGCAGCTACAATAGCGGACTTTGGTCTATAATAATTGAGGTGAAAATTGGGAAGAAATAATTCAAGCCGACTTGGAAAAACCAAACCGGCAACAACAGATGCTCCACCGATGAGCCTGTTAGATTTTGTCGCTCCAACAGAACTTGTTGACATACCTTCAAAAGGTAAGCATTACGCTAAAGACCATCCATTGTATGGAAAGGACTCGATTGAGATTCGCTTCATGACTGCAAAGGATGAGGACATTCTAACAAATCGGTCACTTATTGCGAAGGGCATTGTTCTTGACCGCTTCTTGCAAAGCATTATCATTGATGATTCAATTAACGTTGATGAACTTTTAATTGGTGATAAGAACGCTTTATTAATTGCAGCAAGAGCAACAGCTTATGGAGCAGGCTATGATGCCTCTGTAAAGTGCCGAGAATGCTCTGTAACGAACGAAATGGTGTTTAACCTAACGAAGCCTAGGCTTATCGCTACACGGCTTTCTGAGGCCCTTAACATAGCCGAGAATGAAGATGGAACATTTAGCACAACGTTACCTCTTTGTAAGTTCAGTGTACAATTTAGATTGCTGACAAACAAAGACGAAACCTATCTGGCAAAATATATCATGGACAACATTGAGAGTGAATCCATGAGTGCCACATTGGAACAGCTTAAGATTGTTGTTTTTCAAATTGAAGGGTCCGAGGATACAGAATTAATCCACAGAGTCTTAGAAAACATCACCGCCGCTGATGCCCGGCATTTAAAGTTGTGTCTTGAGGCCGCCACTCCTAACATTGAGTTAAAGCAAGAAATGAAATGCAAAAGCTGTGGGCACACAGAGGAGGTAGAGGTCCCGTTCGGGATCGACTTTTTTTGGCCTCAACGATGAGTATATGGAAGCGGTGTATGAACAGTTCTTTATTCTTAAGCATCACGGAGGTTGGAGTCTTACCGAGGCTTACAATTTGCCCATAGGTCTTCGTAAGTGGTTTATAGAGCGCCTTAAGAAACAGTTCGAAGATGAGGCTAAAGAAATAGAAAAGGCTCGTGGAAAGTCAAGATAAGACTTCCATGGGCATTTCTAATTTTTGACTATTTAATAAGAGACGGAGGGATTCGCGTGATCCGTATTGATTTTACAAAGAAAGAGGTTCTTCAGGAGTCGTTCTTGAAGATGTGGGGTTTCTGGAACAAGAAACTTCTCAAATACATTTATGGTAAAGATGCCAACGTTGTTGCCAATCTTAATGAAGAAGACGGAGAGGACGTTAAGTTTGTCATCCGTGGAGAGTATGAAGACGTAAAGGCTTATGCTCGAGCGTTAAGTCTCGAGAAAGAGTACCTTGAGTCCTATGTTGCTCGTGGTAAAGACGACGAAGACACAAAGGCAATCAAAGCCGAACTTGATAAAGCCGCCGCAGACTTCACACAGAAGACAAATCTGCCATGGCCTTTCAGAGATTGAGGGGACCTGAATGTCAAAAGAATTAGAAGAAAGGCTAAAAAATCTAGAAAAGATAGAAGAAGTTCTTACAAAAAACAAGGCCCTAACCAATGATCAGCTTCAAATAGAGGTTGACCTTGCAAGGGCACAAGCAGAGGCTGCAAGTACTCTTAGTGACTTTACTAGCAAGAGAGAAGCGCAAATTCGTCTTCTAGAATCTGAGATAAGATTGAATGCTGAAAATGCTGCTGAAGCAAAGAAGTTTATTGAAGCACTCAAAGAAGGTAACATAGCCTTAACTGAGCAAAATGATCTTTTAAACTCTCTATCACCAGCCGCTAGAAAAATTGCTGATAGATATCAGGAACTTAATCAGTTATCTAATGCTCAGGAGAAATACGGTAAAAATCAGAGAGCGCTACTTGGAGACATTGCTGGTTCAATGGGTATTGTTACGGAATCTAGTAGTGGCTTTCTTGGAAAACTAATTAAGGTTGGAAAAGAATTAAAAGAAGGTGGGGGACCTGCTGCTGCTTCTTTTGCCGCAGAGTTTCGAGACCTCTTTAATTCTACCACTCTAATCCTTACTGTTATAACAAAGATAACAGAAGCAACTGCTATGCTCGTCAGAGAAGCCGATAAAGCCGGTGCTGCATTAGCAACTGCGACAGGCACTGGTAGAGAACTATCCAGCGTTATGATCGAGGCACAAGATGCCGGGAACCTTTTGGGTATTCGACTGGATAATGCTGGTGCTGCAACGGGAGACTTATTTGCCCAAACAACAAACTTTGTTAATGTTTCAAAAACTGCACAAGCGAGCATGGTGCTTCAAGCATCTTTATTAGGCAAGCTTGGTATCAACGGCCAGATGGCTTCAGAGACATTTCAGTTCTTAAACATGAACCTTGGAATGACAGCCGCCCAAGCACAGAATGTAGCCGGCGAATTGGCAATGATGGGTACCGAACTTGGTATTACAGCAGAACAGATGACATCAGACTTTAACCAGTCTCTTGGTGTTTACGGCCCACGTTCGATGCAGGTCTTTAAAGGCCTCGCTAGTGCCGCTAAACTGGCGGGAGTTGAGGTTTCAACCCTTCTAGGTATTGCCAAGAAATTCGATACCTTCCAGGGCGCAGCAGAAGGCGCAGCAAAGTTTAATGCTCTTCTTGGTACTCAATTGTCAACAACAGAAATGCTGATGATGACCGAGGACGAAAGAATTGAGACCCTTATAAGACAAACTCAAGCGCAAGGCGTTGCATTCAAAGACATGGACAAGTTCAGCCAGATGGCTTTGGCTTCAGCCGCAGGCATTGAGGACTTGAACGAAGCGCAAAGAATCTTTGGCATGAACATGGGGCAATACCAACAGTATCGTTCAGAGATGGAAAGAAGTGCCAATGCCCAGAACAAACTTGAAGAAGCAGTTCGAGGCACCATGGAAATTCAAGACAAATTTAAAGTACTGGCTGCTGAATTTGCTGTCATGGTAACGCCAATACTTGAAGGGGTTCATGGGGCATTAGATGGCGTTTTGGACTTCTTGAATCAATTCGATAAAGATTCGCGAGAGACATTTGTGAAAATTGTTGGCGGATTTGCTACACTTGGTATCGCCCTTAAGGTTATTGGGCCGATCATTTCTGTTATTGGCGGTGGTTTTGGAACCCTCAGTGGTATTATTACTGGTGCTGGTGTTGTTGGCGGAGTTGCTACTGGCGGCGGTTTAATCGCTGGGATCACAGCACTAGCCCCAGCGATTGCCACATTGACCCCTTTGTTGCTCGGCCTCAGTGCTGCAGCGGCAGGGTTGATGGTATTGTCGAACATAAACTTTAGCGCTAACACCGCTGAACTTGATGGCGTTGATGCACAATTGGCAAGACTTGGTGCATCTAGCGAGGTAATGGTTCAGGGAAGAGCGGTCGTAGATAATTTAACAAGATTGTCCACTGGAGCCTCAGCAGGGATGACAGCAGCGGCTGCGGCAGGAAGCGCAGTTAATGTTGTTGCTGAGATACCAAACATGTTCGCAGGACAATCAGTAAAGTTAGTTCTTGCTAACGGCAAAGAACTTGATGCTTATTTCGCAGAGGTGGCTAACGCATGACATTTTATCAGGGTACAATACCGGCAGGCTATGCTAAAACAACGGGCGCGATCCTTGAATTTGAATCAATGATCTCGGCGGGACTTAAGGTCCAGTTTCCAGCCTATCTTAACAATTTCACACAGAACTTTAACTCAACCTGGAACGCAGAATCAGTCTATGGTCGCAACGATGACATTGCAACGTTCCAAGGAACCAAAAGGGCCTATTCTATTTCTTGGTCTCTACCGGCTAAAAATTTAGATGAGGCAAAAGCTAACCTCGGTAACTGTGGTGAACTGGCTAAAATGCTTTACCCTCAATACAATACAGATAGAACACAACTGGGTGGTGGAGTGGTTTCTCAAAACGCACTTAGTATCTCCAAGTCTCCTCTTATTAGATTAAAATTTGCCAACCTAGTTATTAACTCTGTTGACGGTAATTCTGGTTTACTTGGATACATCACGAACCTTAATTGGACTCCAACCTTAGACATGGGAATGTTTGCATCAAATGGAGAATTTTATCCAAAAGTAATTGAACTTTCTATTGACTTTAATGTCTTACACGAGCATCAATTAGGCTTTAGCACAAACACAACAGAAGAAGACTTCGGTGGCGCCGTTGGGTTTCCATTTAAAGGTAATTAACAATGAGCAGATTTAATTCTAGAGTAAAAGCACTTAATGACAATGAAATGTACGAGAACACATTTGACCAACGAGGAGTCAAGCAGGTAGTTCAGTACACAACAGAGGAATTGATCTATCCAGACG